TTAAACGAGAAGTCCGAGTTCTCTCTCAGTGCTTCTCTCAAGGCACTCTCAGCAGAGTCAACCTTCACAGGCACAGGCGTGACACCCCCACCCAATAACGTTGTAAAACTTTCAAAGTTCACAAGCCTGGGTTCTTCAACACCTAACACCTTAACTTGTTTAGGCGTGTTACCCTTGTGGTTGTGGGTCCCTGGCACACGTAATACTCTAGCTGTATCAGCCGTAACCGCAGGGTCAGCTTTCAACCCATGTTCTACACACATCTTCTTTAGTTGCAGTGCTACAGGAGTCCACTCGTCAGGATGTACGGTATCCTCTAATACCCAATAGACATGCACCCCATACCCAGAACTCACCATAACAGGTTTAGGTAAAGATAACGTCTTCACGAATGCGCGTAGAGCGTTAATAGCTTCTGTTTGGTTTGGGTAGTCCTTACCCTCTCCACAATCTAAGTCCAAGAAAAATGACTTAAGATGTTGTACGTTTTCACTCTTACGGTTTGTGCCATCTTTAAACGTGGCTAGTCCGTAAAAAGTATTAAGTTTTTGTGTATCTAGGTTGTTTGCGGCGTGTATAACTGCATCAATAGAGTCATAAAATTTTTGTATTCTTCGTTCATCATTAAAAGCTAGAACGCTGTAGTATCCGTCACTCCCTAGTACATTTTCTAAAAATGTTTTTGTTTCCATAATCTCCACCCATCATGAGTGCCGAAGACGCCACGACAGAATACGACACATTATTCTTTCGGTAAATACCTAGTCGTGGCGGAGTGCTAATGATTAGTCCCAATCATCAATTATTGCACTCAAGTCATCATCATTAGAAGTAGCGGGTGGGGCTGACTTCTTAACAACTTTCTTAGGTTCTTCGACAACTTCCTCCTCTTCTACAGGAGCAGGAGTTGCTTCTTGTTTAAAAGGGTTTGGGTCATCTTCTATGGTAAAACCATCAACCACCTCAAAAGGATTTCTGTCTTCCATAGGTACGTACTTAACAACCTGCACGGCTTTCAGACGTAAGTTTACGTTCTGCTTACCACCAAAGTCATAAGGATTAAATGTAACAGCAACATTCACAGTACTACCTGTCGTAAGTAAAAAGTCATCTGGTAACTTCGTACCCTGTGCATCAACCTGTAAAGGCTTGGTTGTTTTGTTGTTGCTATATGCACCCTTCAAGTTAGCCTTGTGGGTAAACATACCTTCGTCGTCTTTAACAAATGGACGCTCTAATTTGTTTGCCCACTTATCTTTTTTGTTTGCTTGGTAAGACTTAGACATTTCTATGTATAAAGCCTTTGCAGTAGCGTCATCCATACGAAATTGTATAGAATATTCTGCACCATCGTCCAATGCACCGCAGGGCATAGACTTGTTTGCCTTACTATCAAAGTGATAGGTAGTATTAATTTTAGGCCAAAGAGCCTCTACATTTTTTATTATATATGTTTCCATATTCGCTTCTCCACTTCCTATTTATATATCTTCGTCTAGATCAACAAAGTCTAGATCGTCGTTAGTTTTTACACCACTGTTGCCATTATTTTTTTCGGCAGTGGTTAGTGCGTCGGCTACATCTCCAACACGAAACCTATAAGTATTACCTATTTTAACGTAGGTATCTTTAGGAATATGCTCTTGACGCACCCAAGCGCGTACAGTTGATATAGACACACTAAAGTGTTTAGCTACATCTTCTATAGGTACAAAAGGTTCGTTCATTTTTTCCTCACAGAAATTACTAGTTCCGTTTCAGTATTCAAGGCATCAGGAACTAAAGTTGGGTTTTCTTCTAGGAACTCTCTTATGTTGGTTTGGTTAAGACGTTTATCAAGAAGCTCTGGTACGTTATGCTCTTTAATAAAGTTGTGCATAGCATCCCAATCGCCTGTCCAATACTTTGTTCTTTTAGACCGAAAGAATAGTCCCTCAGAAGTTCTTACGCTTTCAACTTTGTGTCTTTCACAATGTTCAAGCATTGCCTGTTTCAAACGATCAAGCTTCCTTGAAAGCTCCCCGTCTGTTTCTTTAAACTGCGCTGATAACGCAGATCGTTCTGCTCTTATTTTAATGTAAGCTTTTGCTAGCTTATCTGGCGTTATATCTTCCATAACTCTCTCCTCTAACTATCAGAATATAACATATAGTTACTAATGATACGTTAGTCAAGTATTTCTTTGTATAAATCTGTAAGTTTTGTGTGAACGTTTATTCTTTTGTCTAATAAGGTATAAACGTGCTTTTCTGCAGCAGACCCTTGTAGTTGCACTACAGTAGATTTGTGCTTCTGTCCTGATCTATGTACTCTGGCATTTGCTTGGTCGTAAGTTTCTAGTGAACTCGTAGGCCCCCACCACACCACTGTGTTAGCGGCTGTTAACGTGACACCGTGCGCTGCGGCTTGTGGTTGTATCACTAGGATTTTCGGGTCTACGGATTCTTGAAAAGCTTTAAATATATCTGTCCTTCTGTGGGCAGGTACATCTCCACGTATAACCTCAGTTGTTATACCCTCACTCCTTAATTTATCTGTTAATATGTCAATTACATGTTTGAAGGGTACAAATATTAACACCTTCTGGCTTGACTCATCAATGACCTCTCGCAAAACTTTGTATCGGTGTCTAATGTCAAACTCTAATACTTCACCATCGTCTGTATATACAGCTCCTGCGGATATTTGTAGTAACTTGTTAAGGCTTACAGCTGCATTCATGGCGGTAACTTGCTCGCCTGTTATATCCATAACCATCTTGTCTTTGAGTTGTTTGTAGTATTTCTTTTGTTGTGCTGTCAGTTCTACAGCACGTTTGGTAAATATCATTTCGGGTAGATCAAGACACTCTTCTTTTGTAAACCGTATCGCAGGTTGCAATGCTCTAAACACTGTATCTGTAGCACTCTCTCTTACTTTCCAAGTAAACTGTGAAACCTTAATCATAAGCTGATCTTTGAAAGACCCAAAGAACCTCGGCACTCCGTTAGGGTTTACAAGCTTTGCAAGCCCGTAAGCATCTGTAGGATTTTGCGCGGCAGGAGTCCCTGTCATCATCCATAACCACGTATCTTCGCTTACTAGTTGCTTAAGTGTCTTCCACCGTGTTGTCCGTGCGTTCTTATAATGTGTTGCTTCGTCCACAATAATAAGGTCAAACCCACCTCTCCGTAGTTCGTCTAAAACTATGGCAACCCCATCGTAGTTTATAACAACGTATTCAGAACCTTCGTTGATTATCTTCTTGCGTTTCTGCGATGCACCGTGCGCTACAGATACCGTTCTGTGTGTAGCAAAGGTAAACAAGTCATCACGCCATGCACTATCCATGATCGAGAGAGGACATATAACTAACACCCTTTTAATAATACCTTGTTTAAGTAAATAATCTGATGCCCATATAGCACTCGCTGTCTTGCCTGTGCCTTGCTCGTTAAAACAAAACGCCTTCTTGTTTAACGTAAAGAAAGACGCTGTTGTTATCTGATGCTTAAACGGTTTGTGTTTGCCTGTCCACTGATACAGTTTCTCTATAGGTGATGGTGCTTTTATATCCAAAGCATTGAGGCTCACTGCTTCTTGCAATCCCCAATGTACAACAACCTTATTGTCTCCAACATCTTTGCTTTTAGGTATGACACTCGTTACTTTACTAGGGTCACGTAGACGTAGCAACAACGCCTTATCGTTTACAATTTCCATTTAACTCTCCCAAGTTATTTATTTTTTCTTTTTGTGTTTCGCTCTTATTTGTTCTTTTGCTTTTCTAGCTATCGCGGCTTGTTCTGTTTTACCTGCCACTTTAGCTCTTTGTTCTACTACAGTGAGTATCTGTATCTTTCTAGCAAAAGGTTTATTAATTTTTTTAACTTTATTAGCAGTAGCCCTAGCATCTGCCACAGTAGCAAATTTAATAGGAACGGTATCTTTTGGGTTCTCGTCCGTATACAACCTACGCCCTGATCCTTTTGGTTTTTTACCTGTGCCTTTGAGCGGATCTTTCTTTTTCATTTTTTAACCTTCTTCTTATCCTTCTGTCCATTTCTTGCGCGGTTCTTTGAAGGGCTTTCTAATTTTGTACCATCTTTGTTTGACCCACCCTTGGCTAGGGCTTTGTTGTGTGAAACATCTTTACCTCTGCGGTTAATGCCTTTTTTATCGTAGGCACGTCTGGCACGTTGTCGTTCCATTCTATCGGGGTGTTCCCCACGTTCTTTCTGTTTCTTATATTCTTTCTTGTAGGGTCTAGGTGATTTTGTATATGGCATCAATTACTCCCATTATATACACATTCAATTACGGCGCAGTGCTTCTTGCAAAGTCCACTCGGTCGTGCGTTCCAAACATCTTCCTCGTATGCAATCTCCATACGCTTGTAACTCGCTAACCATTTATCCCACAAAGCAGGTAACATGTCATCTGTATATTTCTCTTTGACAAACTTTTTAGCTAACACAAACATCAACCCTGCGTTTACTTGTGTTACTTCGGGAAAGTGTTTGAAGGTTGCCATAGCCATCAACTCAAGTTGACCTTTATCTGCATACTTAGCAGACTTACTTGTCTTATAGTCTACCACCCATGCCTTTGCTCCGTCCATGATAACAAGATCAGCAATACCACGCCACCACACATTCTTAGCCATAAACTCACAAGGCTCTAGGTCTGATGTCAGACCCATACGTATTTCTGTTAACTTATTACCACGTCTATTACTTAGTGAGGTGAGCGGGTCCTTCATGTAAGCAAACTTACTAGGCACTGGTTTCCCATCACGAATAAACTCTTCGGCAACAAGGTGGGCTTCCGTTCCGTAGCGCATGGCTTCGGTCTCACTCTCATGGTAATCTTTGGCTATTTTCATGTGATAGAATTGCTTCGGGCATTGCTCAAAGGATTTAATTCTACTAAATGACCACGGTGCTATGCTCACTTTCCCTCTCTTTTTTTATTTGCAACATATCTTCGTTCCATTTCTTGAGGGCTTCTTTCTAATTTATAATCCATAGTACTTAAACGAATCAACCATTCGTCTGCATCTTTATCTAAAATAGAATTATCAACATAATTAGGATCGTGAATTGCATGTTGTAAGTCAGCCCATTTTCTTCTCTTAAAAAGTTTTTTAGCTTCTTCTTTTTCTTCTTCATCTGTCATCACTCTTTTTCTCTTATGCTTATTACGTTATCGTTTTTATCCTCATCATAATCTTTGCTTCTGTATGATGAAACACCTTTAGGTAACTCCTCGTCCAACTTTAAATGCCCTAGATCAAACTTCTCTACGTGCCTTTTAATTTTTTTACTTTTCCCTGTTAAGGAAAAAGATTTTAATTCGTCAACAGCATCCTCTACATACGAAACTACTTTTTCTACCCAATTTATACGTGTAACAAGTTTATCAAGTCCAACGTGGTCATTAAATAAAGCAAGTTTTGATTCCGTTGAACACTCATTACAAGTAAGTTTAATAACAACACTATGTGTATTTTTTACTACCTCTGGTGTTGTACCCATGTAAAGTTGTTTTGACTTACATTCGGGACAACATGTAAAATCATCTTCAACTTCTACTAACTGTTTACCCCAACCTACAACCGTCTCGTATCCATCTTCTTCAAGCCTTCGTGTCATTCGCAATCTCCATATGATTTGCCTGTTCCCGACTCACAATTAATCGGTAAACCTTTTGCCCAATCGGGTGTCCAACGCATACATTCTTCGATGTACTCTTGCGCTTCTACTACGTCCTCATCTTTTACGCAGCATACCACAGAATCGTGAACTGTCAAAACAACCCTGTGTTTCTTAGCTATCTCCAACATCTGTTCGCCAATAATGCAACGTGCTATAGCTTGGCATACGTTCTCTATAACCTTACCGCCGTATATCCTGTTACGCCCACGTCTAATTTTATAGTGAAACTCTACACCCTTGTCAGTCTGACCGAACTGTAGGTCTTCGTATCGTAGCTTTAAACCAGACGGTAGTATTATCGTACCGTCTACTATCTTCAACACATCTTTCAAACCAAACGCATATTTATGTTCTAGGTAACGTTGTGCGCTATGCCATAACTCGCTAATCTTATCGTTAGTTTCACGGTATATCTTTATAACACGCCTTGCTTCTTTTAATTCCATATCAAATCCAAATGTTTGCAGTTGGTTCTGAAACTTCTGCGCTCCCATACCATACCCTGCACCCAAAATAGTTGTCTTGCCAACGAACCGTTGATCCTTGGTAACATCTTCTTCTTTGACCCCATAGATGCGCGATGCCATCTTCTTATATACATCTTCGCCATCTCTGAACGCTTGAGTCAAATCATCTTGCCCTGCAAGCCACGCCAATACTCTCGCTTCAATCTGAGCTGAGTCAGCGTCTATCAACGTGCATCCCTCTGGCGCAAGTATGCTCTGCTTTAACTTCTTACCATTAACCCCACGGCTAGGTAAGTTTTGTAGATTAATCTTATCATCACCACCCCAACGTCCTGTGTGCGCCGCGTAATATCGAACAGGTACAGGCAACAGCCCACGATTGTATATGTCTATAAACCTTTGAGTTCGTGTCTCTTCTAATGTGCTTTTGTTGCCGAGCCTCGCCGCTACAAGCTGTTGCACCCTCTCATCTGGGTGACTCTCAAGTGCTTTGAAACCTTCATCTGACTTTGCCAAAGCAAGAGTTTCTTTTCCTGTTGTAGGACTTATCTTTGTGGGGGGTTCAACACCAAGACCTTTTAGTAACTCTGCGAACTTGGGGTTGCTCATCAAGTCATCACGCTCCACGGACGCCTGGGAGAGTAAGTCCTCTTTACGTTGACGTGTTACTGTAAGATGTTCTTCCAACAGCTGTAGATCCAGACGTAATACAGGCTCTACAAACATACGCAATGTCGTATCAATAAGTTTAAGTTCTTTCTTGGGAAATCCTTTAGCCATCTTCATAAATAGCTTGTATGTCAACTCCACATCGTTGACGCAGTAGTCGCCAAACCGTTCTAATTCTTCGTCTGTAAACTGTTCACGCCTCTTGCCTAGTGTGTTAAGGACTTCATCTCCCTTAACTCCAAGATCATACCGTTCAGCCAACGCCTTGAGACTTACACTATGTTCAACTCCATGAACAGCACGACCAATACAAAGAGTATCGGTATATACACGAGGACTAATACCAAAATGCCAATTAAGTATAGCACCGTCAAACATCGTGTTGTGAGCAAGAACCATAGCTTCCGACCATTTAAAAGTGTGTAAATACTCTTTGATCTGTTCGTGCGTACCACTCGCCCACTCCGTTGCTCCGTTGTTTACCTTAACACATACGCCTATAACCTCAAACAATGGGTCACGTATGTATTCTTCTGTTGTCATCTTACGCAAGGATATGTCCTTATCGTAGTATGTTTCAAAGTCTAGAGTAATTAGATCCATTACTCTTCCTCCACTGCACACTCATACTCAATCCCGACATATGCCATGTTGTCTATGTAATGATCTTTTTCTAAAGGGGTTGTTTGCCTACGTGCCAACTTGGTTGCTTGGTGCATTATGGCTATATCTCTACCTGTAACGTGTTTACCTGTGATAGCTGTAAAGATGCGGGCAATGTGTTGGTGGTTGTCAACAGGGCTACCATAGTCTTTTAATCTAGCACCGCCTGTGAGGCTCACTGCTTCTCGCAATAGATCACAACGGTCTAGCTTGTTGGCTTCCTTCTCAAACACCTCTCTTGGTGTGGACACTTTACTCATCAACTTATGAGCATACCCATAAGATACCTTACAGGATTTTGCTACTTCTGATGCTGTAGCTAATCTATTTTTTAACAGGTATTGCCATACCTTATCTGCTTTCTTCATTCTCTTCTCCCTTTTCTTCGTGGTACGCATCACTAATTATAGATGCTATAATTAACCCTATGTCGCAACGATCTAATCTTACGGCTTCATCGATTAACCATTGTGCTTCCTCATCAGAAAGATGTTTGTAAACATTACCTTTTCTTAAATGTAAGGTCTGGTAAATATTTGTTTTCACTGCACTATCTTTCCGATAACCTCTGGTCTTGGTAATGGGGGTGGGGTTATATGGTCAAGAGTGCCGTAAGTTAGATCACGGTCATCTTCATATCTCATTACAGTAGTACATGTTGGCGTGTGTCCCTCTGTTGAATTGTAATTTTTATAAAACGCATTGCACGTTGCTTCATCACTAAACTCCATAGCAATCAATGCAATATATGTAACAACTTCTTTCATTCTCTCTCCTTTTATTTTTATAGTCGCCCCTGTTGTCATGTTAACAGGGACTAGATTTTTAGATGTCCTACCATCACAA